GGGTTGAAATACAGGCTTGCCTGACCCTGCTGACCTACCCATGAGAAGCGACACTTCCATACATGGATCTGGCTTTCGGTTTTGTTTGGGTCTGGACGATGGACTGTGAGTCCTACGTCTGCCTTGGCAAACCATGCGGCAGATCCTGATATATCATAGCCCTTTGGTGGCGGTATCTTGCCGTTCTGATCGCGCATCATCTTAGTTGGGTGTGCCACAAACCAGAGATGTATTCCATGCGACTGAGCGAACACCCTCAGCTTTGTAAGCATATCTGAAATCCAATCTGTCTCTGATATGTCACGGCTCTTGGCTATGTAGTTGTATGGGTCAATGATCGCGCCCTTGATGCCATTCCGCATCACCGCAACCTTCAGCCTTTCGATAATTCCCTCGACTGTAGCCATCGAACCATCAGCCTGATAGACAAAAGAGAAGTGAGATTGAATAAACGCTTTACCCCGTTCCAATTCATTTTTTGTCATTCGTGGTGTCACACCATCGAAGAAAGGCTTTTCAAGATACTTACTGATCAGCTTGGCTATGTGTATTCGTGGCTCGTTCTCAAACGAACAAATACCAAACTTCCAATCCTCCCGCGAAGCAAGATTTATCATAATTTGGTCAATAAATTCTGACTTGCCTGATGATGGGTGACCAGTAACAACCGTGAGTTGCCCCTCTACAACGCTGTAAAGGTTATCGACATTCGGGTAACCAGTCTTTGCCCCAGAACCCATACCGTTGTCATAGATGTCATCAAGCTGTTTGTAAAAGTGAGCGGCATCATACAGACCAGCAACAGGCCAAGGCTTACAGAAGGCGGTAATGTCATCCAGTTTTTTCTTGCCGTGCTTTACGAGGACATCATTCGCGTCCTTGCAGTCCTCTGGGAACTCAACCTTCCAACACCTGTCCTTGCCTATGCGTCTGGCAATCTCCTCTGCCATTGCCTGTCCAGCACTGTCGTGGTCTGTCGCAATTATTATTTTCGCGGCTAGGTCTATTTTCTTTTTTGCATCCCATAAAAACTTAAATTTGTTGTCCTCTTCTGGATCAACATCTGCGTCCACCACCTTCATCACCGCGCCATTCGGCACACTCACCACGCTATCGTAACCAGCTTCCATAAACGACAGAGCGTCCATCTCCCCCTCACAAATAATCAGATCATCATTTGTCGCCACGTTATCAATATTAAAAAATGATTGTGGGCTGCCGTTACATGAAAAACCTTTATCCGACAAACTTCTTATTTTTGCCGCGTATTGTTGGCCTTGATTTGTGTATGGGAAAACAACGCACTCTGTCTCAGCATTCAATGCGCGTATGTAGGTTTTGGATGTTTTTAGTTTTGCCTTATTTGCCGTATCTTCAGATATTCCGCGACTGTTGAGCCAAGCTATTGAGTTATCAGATAGTTCCTTGTAATCGTGCTTGACCGCTAGTTGCATCGGCTTTCTCCTAGTTTTAATTTCGTGAAGTTCCAATTTGATTTTGCCAGTCTCCAGACAATGGTGGCAGTTGTATAGGATGTGTTCTTTTTCAATATTCAGGGAAAGGTCTTTCATGCCCTTTTTTCTTCTTGTCGAAGAGCAAAACGGACACTGAACCCTGTGTTGACCAGCGCCAAGTTTATGGGCTGTGCCAATGATAGAATTTTCAATTTTCATATGTTCCTCCATAGAACAGCAACCACGATATTCTCAGGAGAAAATGTTGTCAACCCCGAAGTTGGGTTGAATGGTTTAGTTCGTGAATAGTGTTTATAATATATATATTATAATATATTTGGTTATAATATATTAGTTATATATAACTTATTCTCTTTCTAATAAATGCTTGAGCAATCTACCTTTCATTTTTGCTAAAGCTGGTTTCATTGATAAAATTTCTATAATATTTTTTTTCATCTTTGATGTGTCGAGCGAGGCAAGATCGCAAACAGTGTCGAAGTCTGGCGAGTTAATCCATTCCAGCACTGATTTCTTTTGTTTTAGATCTTCAAGGTAGGCATCTGAAATAGCTTGGGATACCACCTGTCTCCAGAGGCGACACTCTGATGAGTGTTCTGGGGCAGTTTCTGTCAAGCGACCAATATATATGCTTCTGTTTAACTTGTCTGTCATTTTCGTAAATAAGCCCCTGCATACAATCCAAAATCAAACTTTCATCAAGGTCTGGCCTTCTTGAGGAATAATAAATTAACATCTCAACACATACATCCGACTTAAATAATTCGTCAAGTTTTTCACACTGATCACAAAATGTCTTTACATATTTTCGTGCCTTGTCGGATTTTATGGATATCGGCCTTCCTTTGAGTCTTACGATCTTTCTGCTGTTGGCCTTACTCGCTGGTTCTCCAAGTATTTGAAATTGATGTACTTTTTTAGCCATATTTAATATCCATCTTACCTATTGACAATACTGTATGTAGATGCCATATAAGTAATTCAAGTTGGGAGACTTAAATGCAAATTACAAACAATCATAACCTACCAGAATCATTCGTCAACTTTGCTCGTAACGACAAATACAGCAAGGGAAAATCTGACATCTCTGTCACAACTTTAATTGATAGCCCTCGCGTCAGGTTACTGCGTGAGGCAAACTCTGCTCAATTAACATCCGATGCGTCAGATATGATCTGGCCTCTTTTCGGTACTGCTGTTCACCATATACTTGAGAGTTCAAAAAATGACGAGGGCGTGACGCTTGAGGAGCGTCTTTACGCCGATGTCAATGGATGGATTTTATCTGGTGCTGTTGACCATCAAAAAACCGATGGAAAAACAATCTCTATAACAGACTACAAAGTCACCAGTGTGTGGTCTGTAATATATGGGAAGATCGAATGGGAACAGCAACTAAACTGCTACGCTTTTTTGGCACAAAAAAATAGGGGAATGAAAGTCAAGTCTTTACAGATATGTGCCATACTTAGGGATTGGAACCGCCGTGAGGCAGAGCGTAAGGAAGAGTATCCAAAAGCACCAGTTGTTTTAATTGACATACCGATCTGGCCTGACACAAAGCGGATTGAATACATAAAAGAACGGATCGCCATGCATCAGGATGCACAGGTTGGTTATGACCTGTCTAAGGACTTTCCACTATGTTCCGATGAAGAACGCTGGAAGCGTGGCGAGGCATGGGCTGTAAAGAAAAAAGGCTTGAAAAGGGCTATGAGGGTTTTTGATAACCAAGAAGAGGCTGAGGTGTATGCCTATGATTGGGAGAAGATTAATGACGGCAAGATAGCCGTTGTTGAACACCGCGCTGGTGAATATGTGCGGTGTAATGGCGACTACTGCGGTGTCGCTAATTTTTGCTCACAGTTCAAAGGAGATATAGTATGAGCAGTGTTTGGGAGACCTTATCCAAGGTTGATGTTTCGGATCATACCGAAAAAAAGAATGGCCTGACTTATTTGAGTTGGGCATGGGCTTGGGGCGAGGTAAAAAATGCTTTCCCTAACGCCAAATATGTAAAGCATATCTGGTCTACCGAGACCTATCTGGACAACCCAGAAAGACCTGATCGTGGTTTACCATACACCAAAGACGAGCATGGCTATGCCTATGTGGCTGTTACTGTTCGGATCGGTGAGGATGAGCAGACGGAGATCATGCCTGTTCTGGACTATAAGAATAAATCTGTTCAAAACCCAGATAGCTTTCAAGTCAATACCGCCTTACAGAGATGCTTGGCAAAATGTTGCGCCATGCACGGATTGGGTCATTACATTTATGCTGGAGAGGATTTGCCGGAGGGTGTAGATCAGAAGGTGTCTGTAACGTCCGCAGATGGCTCTGTGAAGGACGTTGAGGGTATGAGCCTATTATCAGAGGTGTTTCTGACTTTCATCCCTGAGTGTGCCAATTTGGACGATTTAAGGAAGTTCTGGGGTACTAATAAAGAGGCTTTGGAAATTCTAAAGAAGGGTGATGCCGCCCTATATCAAAAAGTTCTAGGGAACTTTACCACTCATAGTGAAAAATTCAAAGGAGAAGAGAAATGAGTGATTATCCACCATCGGGAGTCTTGTTTTCTAACAAGAAAAAAACCAAGGAAACCTCACCTGACTATACAGGTAAATTAGAGTTAGGTGATGAGGTCATAAGTGATCTTGTTTCGCAGATGGAGAGGGGTGTTGAAAAGCCTGTCTTGTCTTTGGCTGGTTGGAAAAAGACTGCCAATAAAACAGGGGAGACATTCTTGTCTCTGAGGGGGAATAAGTATGAGGAAAGGGGTCAGGCTCAGGGAAAGCCAGCCCCAGTCACTTTAGATGATGAGGTGCCGTTCTAATGACAAATCTTATTAAAAAATTCTTTGCTGCTATATCAGGAAAGCCTGTTTATCAAAAGTCAACAATGTCAATAACAAAAAGGCCGGTAGAACACTTTGCTGTCTTTCAACACGTTAGCCAAGACGGAAATGATTGTCAGATAAAATACGGATGGCACGTTAATACATCCAAGCTGATGAAGGTTGGTGATTACGCCAGACTTCCAGAGGCTCAGGCCGCAGGACTTTATCAAGCGATAATTTCACAACACGGGTCTAAGTCTGCAAGGACAAAAACTGTTTTTGCTAACAGGACTGGCACGATGAAAATTGTGGAAAGGGTAAGGTGATAAAGGCCTCTAGGATCAGGTCTTCTAAATATCTAAGAACCTTGCGCGGTTCGCCGTGCTTGGTTTGCGGATATGGCGCAGAGGCACACCACATCATGTTCGCAGAGCCTAACGCTATGGGAATGAAGGTGGGAGATAATTGGTGTGTTCCTCTGTGCCACCCCTGTCATATGAAACTGCACCACTTTGGCGATGAAAGAACGTGGTGGGATTTACAGGGAGTTGATCCAGTTGAGTGGGCTAAATCGAATTGGGAGAAATTCAATGGATGAAAGCATACAAATTGCTTACGACTTGAAGCATCAGATTGAGTGTTTACCAGAACACATTAGACGAAATGTATTTGTTGATGGATCGGAAACAGAGCATGATATGTTGGCTAGAATAGCCATAGTTGTTCATGCCCTTGAAACCCATCAAACTGACATAAAGTGAGGAACAGATGAAAAATATTTTAGATATGAGCCTTGATGAGTTTTCCTGTCATTTGAAAGACCTTGATGACAAGGTGTTAAATTTCAAACTGCATGAAGAGGCATTAAAGGACAAAAGAAAAGACCCTAGAAGCACTAGGCTATATACCAATAGAAAGAGGGGCAACTTCCACGGAAAAGGCAAGTGGGTTCATTTGACCTCTCATAATCCACTGCACAACACCATGCATAATTCAAGGGAGTCAGTAATAAGACAGGCTATAAGTGGACTGAATGAACTTAACAACACAGTTAACACTGGCAAGCCAAGACAAAATCAGATGAGGGTGGAAAGATGAATGAGGTTCGGGATGCGGCTGTAAATTTTGAGGCAGTAAAAATATCCATGTCTCAAGATAGAAACGGTATTACTCTCAGGCTATCCCTGCACCCAAACGAGTGTCCACCAAGTCTACACACTGATTGGGTTGGGTCTCGCTACATGGTAGCAATGGTCAAGTTAAATGATCAGGAAGAGCCTGTAGTGCCTGAGCAAGAGCGTGAGATAAAGAGGATGATATCAAGCGCAGGAATGCTTTGTCGGAATGAGGATTTTGGTGTCTTTATCGGTGCGGAAGATAACACCGAAGAAAGCATTGCCAACACCATGAGAGCGAAACTGGAAATACAATCAAGGACTGATCTCAGAAACAACTCTGAGGCCAGAGAAAAATTTAAGAACTTAACAGAGGGATTTGAGAGATGGAAAAAGGGATATCAACAATAGACGAGCTTATTTCCATAAAGGATTTATGCTCTGTTTTATCTATGACCAGACAATCTTTGTATGGGATAAGAAAGAATGATGAGAGCTTTCCAAAGCCAATCATTCAAAATCCACAGAGGTGGACTAAGAGATCTATTCAAGAATGGATAGATGGTAAAAGTTCCACATAACTTTTTTTGGGGGGTAATCACAACTCCTTTCCGTGGGCAACGAGCAGTAGGTTTGTCGATGTCCTAGCCCTCTTCCTAAGGGGCAGAACACAAGGCTATAGATCTCTAATCACTCAGTCCCCATGTATGTTTATTGCTGTGTGATGTGAGTAAAATCGAGATTACCTTAAAGCATGACGAGATCAATCTATAGAACACCTACAAATCTTTTGCGGCAATGTTGGCGCGTTTAACTAACGCCTCAACTTGCTCGCTTAATCTCTCTATAATTTTTTCTTTTTGCTCATCAGGTATTCTGGGGTTGTCTTTTATTTGAGCCATTTTTCTTAATAATCTGTTCCGACCATTATTTATAGATTTTATTATACCAGCTATCCTGAGTTCATCGGCATACTTTAATCTGGTTCGATCAATTAACTGAGTGTCTCCGCGCTCAAAGGCATCTTGCAACACCTCTCTCGCTTGCAAAACCTTATCTCTATTGTTTATGAACAGGGCAAGATCTTCTCGTTCAGATGCAGAGTAAAACACTTTTCTAAAGAAAGGTATTTGCCTGACCATTTTTTCATCAAACCCATCCTCCAGAGCTTTAGGCAAAGTAACTGTTCCAAGATCTGTTGATAATTTTACAAAATTACCAGCTCCACCTGTAACAAAGTTAGTCCAAAACTCAATGACATCAGGGGATAAATCTACAATACCTTTCTCTACGGATGATCCACCAGTCAAAGTGTTTATGTTTTGCGCTATCCACTTTGCAGAGGGAGATGTTGTAGACCAATATAGTTGACTGTCAGGTGGTGGCGTTGGGTCAAATGGAGATGTCTCCTTGTATATTGGCTTCCCTGCAAAGTTCTCATTGGTGAAAATGTCAATGAATGGATCTAATATGGTTGGCAAAGCTGAAGTAGAGAATTTTTCTGTTGCCCCAAGTGGGTTAAGAACTTCATGTAGCGTTCCAAGCATAGATTCACCAGCCTCAGTAGGGGTGTACCCACCTCTTGCCGCCCTACTGAGAGATCTTCCAATGTTAGTTGCCATATTTAATCCGTATGGCAGCGGTATGGTCATGTATGACCTTCCGGTTACACCGAAAAAGTCTGGTATTATCCAGTTATGTTCCAATACATGGTCGGGGATTTTGTCATACACCAACTGACCATCTTCGTCCTCATCAGACATTGCCGCCATTATCTGATCTTGCAATAATCCAGATACCATCAAACCAACCCACAATTTACGCACTGTGGGGGATCTGGTGGCGGCGTTTAAGAGCGCGAATGTTCCTTGCAAAGATGCGTTATAGAACAGATACCAGCCATTCATTAAAGGTTTGTATTGACCACCTTTGGCAAAATCCACACTAACATTACGAGCGGCAAAAGCGGCCCTCTCTTCACTCATTCCCCTTCTAACAAGAGCCTTAAACGTAGAAACACGAACCGCATTTTCAACGACAGTGTTGGAATTTTCTAAGAGACTAAACAGACTTCCTATTTTTTCTCCAACAAAACTATTTTTGACATTGTTCCACTTGCCCTTAAATCCCTGATCGCTGATCCCGTCAGCAAGTCTTTTAATGTTGGCAACCTGATCATTTAGATCGCTGATCTGGTTTGTGGCATTCTGACCGCCAGCTTTCTGGAATCTTCTAAATAAAGCCGCGCCAGTTAAATCTGCCGCCGAGATATTTGGATCATCTGTTACGTTCTTTTCATCAATCACAACGTGTTTAATTGATTTTGCGGCTTCAACGAGGCCACCCATAACCTCTCTCACAATACCTTTCTCATCAAACTGACTAATATTTACGCCAACAGTCTGAAGGTCTCTAACAAGGTTTGTTATTAAGAACTCTGGGTTGTAGGAGGTGTTGATGTTAGACAAATATCTATTCAAAGTACCCATTGCCTTGGTTAGGCCACCTGCGTTTTGAATCGACCCTCCGACACTGCCTTTTAATGCCTCTGCAAGTCTCCTGTCTCTAAACCTAACATAGACATGCTCCCCACCTCTTTTAACAGTCAATATATGTGGGTCATTTACAGCGTTCCTATCAACTATTGTTCTCACAGAACCATTAACAAGCCCTCTGGTTAATGGAGCCTTTCTTTCTATGGTTGCGTATTGACTGGTTAACTGAGGATCGGATTCAAGAAGCTCTAAGAAAGATATGCCAACCTTATTTCTTTCTGATCTTATTACCGCGTTTTGATTTTGTAAAAACACTGCTGCCAAAATATTGGTGGCATAATCATATCTTCCAAGGTGTCTCTGATCTTCACGACCCCTAACTGAATAACCTTTTGTGCCAGCTCCACCTGTGTAATATCCATCCTCTTGGGCCTCTCCATCAGCATCAAATATACCCCTCAACGGAACATAGTTTTTGTAACGAGGTGGTGGTGTGTTCTCTCCGTTTTCTAAAAGTAATGGTTCTGGACTGTCAAAATCAGGAGTTAATCCAGATGAAACCCTAACCCTGTTTGTGTCGGCAATAATCGCACTAACTTTTTCTTGAGCGTTCTTTACTATGGATCTGTTTTGAACATCAAGATTTTCTACCCATGCGATTATGCGGTCAGCCTCAGCGTTATCCATTCCAGACCCAAACTCAAGATCGTTGTTTATTGACGCTATATAGGCGTTTCTTTCTTTCGCGTGTAAGGCATAGAGATAAGCATCAATCACAGCCATTTTTGTACTGTCTGTGTCCTCTATGGCCTTTCTGACGTAGTCACTTTGACTTTTCAAAGACTCAAGGGAATCGTCAGTTATGTTTAGGGCTTTTACTGTGTTTACTAACGGCTCATATACCTCTTTTTGTCTTGTGTTTAATTGATCACCAATCCTTCCATGAAATAACGTCTCCTGTAAGTATGTGTCCATGCCATCGGCTATGGACAACCCTTTTGACTTGAGGTCATCAATCATTTTTGCCACTGGCAAGAATGCATCTTGAAATTTAATGAGGAAATCCTCAGATACCTTGTTTGCCTTATCTCTGCTCAATAATGGATTGAAGCCCCCCAAGCTCAATATTTTAGCTATTGTATTATATGACGCAGAATAGGTGATGAAGTTGTTTTGATCGGCAACCCTCATCGGCGTGGAGTCAGCGGCAACTGGAGAGAAAGAAACACTGCGCTTTCTCTGCCTTTCTTTAATGGCTTTTGAGTCTGGGAAAGCTGTTCTGACTGAATAAACAGGGACAGGTCTACTATATCCAAATTCAGACAAAACTGTTTGATCTGAAACCAGTCCATATTGTAATGAAATAATTATTGGTGGCGAACTGTGTGAGGGATTTGCCCACTCTAGCCTTAGATCCTTGTTTGATCTACCTCCATCAGGAAATGAAACTACATTCTCTCCATCTTTGTGTCCCTGTCTGTGCCAAGCAAAAAACAGTTGTTGTATAGCTGTTTCGATATCTGGAAATTTTGAGTTATCAACAAGAGATTTTTCATGGCCTCGTTCTGTGATGTGATACTTTCCAAAGCCACCTTGTCCATCACTGCCCTCACCATGTTTTCCAGCAAACAACAAAACTGGCACAGGTCTGTTGTTATCTTTTATAACACCGAATAGTGAATTATATTTTTCAAACCCCGGAAATTTTTTAGGAGCAGCGATTGTTGCAAAAGGATTTGACGGTGCTGTAGAAAACTTTTTAGTGGATCTTGGTAGGCTCTCAAGCATCTCCTGAGCCTTATTTAACTCAGCTAACTGATCTCCGTCTAATTCACCTATGGTGGCATCATCGTTTTCAACAAGCTGTACCGTCTCCGCTCTCTCCGTATCAAGAAATCTATTAGCTGAGTTTGGATTTAGAGCCGCGCCGTTTTGTGCGGTAATAGCTTCATCTATGTCTGAAAAGCGCTCGCCTTCGTTGTCGCCATTTTTATATGTGAACCTGCGCTTAGGGTTGTAATACATAAGAACAAGGTCTGGCTCTCCATTGTTAAAGAACTTGTACGAATCCTTATCCCAGCCAACTGGAGAATATTCATCGTTCCAAGGCACTCTTGCTCTGATTGTAAATCCGTTTGCACTGTAAGCCCCCGGAAGGAAGGTATCAAAAGCGTCCAGCTTGTTACCGCCCTCTTCAATAGCCAACCTCATTGCAGAATAATTAAATCCTGCATAAACTGGCTTTCTAAGAACATCACTTACAACAGTTCCCCTCCCCCTTTCCTGACCTTCTACATAGGGCGTTCTGGGTGTATTAAAAACAGATACAATGTCTGTAACGCCTTCAACGCCACCGTCTTTCAAGGCAAATCCAGCCCCACCATCCTCTGTTAAAAACAGCCTCATGTCTGCGTAACCAGTTTCATCAGAGGTTGTTTCTGTCGGATATACATAAACAGACGCTCCTAGCGGGCCTTGCAATCTTTTTGCAGCGTCTATTGCTTCTGCAAACTGCTGTGCAGATTTAACTGTTTGAGCAAGCTCATAAATAACAGGAACTTTTATACCTTGCTCATTAAATAATCTGTTGGCAAATGGGAACGCTTTGTATTCTACAGCTACATCATATTCGCCCACTCTTCGGCTTGATCTCTGTCTACCCCATACTCGTCCATTATCCCCTGCACCAATCCTGACGGCGATTGTCGCAGCTTTTGCTGGACTAACGCTGTATTTGAGGTTTGCGGAGGTATCGTTTTTAGCAGACTGTCTACTAATCTGTTCATCTGCCCGTCCGGCACCTGAGTCAGGATAGACTCTGTTTCTGTCTGCTGAGGGGAGTGCTTCTGCAATTTCGTCATTAGTAAATCCTTCCTTCCTTGCGTATTCTACAGCTCCGTCAACATAGTCGTTGTCAGAGCCTCTTCCGGGTCTTGCCCCCATAGAGGCGAGAAGCCTCTTTTCGTGATACCACATCAATGCCTGAAAGTCGGCATTGTTGATATCAGTGCCAGTTCTTTCTTTTAAAAGTTCCCTAGCACTTTCTGCGGCTCTCCTCATTATGGCTCTTTCCGTGCCATTTCTGGGGGTTGCCTGCTCAAATTTACCACTTAAATTTTTTGAATGTGTATGTGCTGCCTTAAAGAGTTTCGTCTTAATAGGCCTAAGATCTTTTTCATCTGCCCCGTATCTATTAAACTCTCTTTGGAACTTGGCGTTCAGCGCAACAGCAAATTGATCTACGTTCTGCCCCTCTATCGAATCCAGACCCTCATCAAGCATAGTCTCTTCAATAGTTCGTTGCTCGTATTCATTTAGATCACCCTCAAGGGCTTTTAGTATTCTCTTTCTGTTTTTGTCGTTAGTAGCATTAGTAGGCTCTTTGAATGGCTTTCCAATGATGCGATTCCACATACGCATCCACCACAAGTCCATTGTGAGTGGGTTGAAATTGCCAGTGAGATTCATATAAAAGCCATCGCCTATTTTTGGCCCAAGTATATAAGCTACACTAACCTCTGTGCTTACTGAGTCCTGACTAGGCACTGTCAGGCCAAACTCTTTAAATACAGGATCCTTCTTTAACTCACCCACTGTTGTTTTTTGGCTCAGGTAATTTTGTATTTCTGCATCTGTTTTGCCGGAGTCTTTTAAAGCGTTATAAAACTCAAATGCCTTTCGCATGGCATCTTGGCCTTGAGCGCCAAAACCTTTTACTGGGAATCTTCCCGTTTCCACCCAAGCCTTGTATTGCTCCGCCGCGTATTGAAAGTTATCTGTTACCGCTACACCGTTAGATGTTACTGCCATAGCGAATGTGAATGCCGCCCTGTGATCTGGGTCAATACCAATGTCAGGAAACATCATTCGATTACCTGACTTTATAGTAGAGATCAGGTCAAACATTGTTACTATTTTATCTGCATACCATCCAATGGCACTCTTGTCGCCACGAAGTGAGGCCTCTGCCTCAGCCGCCATAATTAGAACAATTTTCCTAAAGTCCTCTTCTTTATTAGGATCTAAAACTACATTGCCTGATTCTTCCTGAAGTATTTTCAGGGCAACAGGAACATCAATTAATACGACCTTACCCTTATTGTTAAAAATACGAGTGTCGATAAATTCGTTGTTTTCATCAATTCTGTGCAGCACGGAGGCTTGAGCCAATTTTTCGTCAATACCAACCTGTGACCTACCAACATTGCTCTTTACTCTTTCAGGTGTGGAGACAAAAGGTTCTATAGAACTTTTTGTGGTCGAATATTTGAACTGGCTCTTAGGGGAAAATACTGGGTTTCTAGCCATTACCAGTGGGCCGACTTGAACCACCTGCTCTGCGGCAATCACTGGCTGTGTTGTGGTGCGATCATAGAAGTAAGAGTGGCGCTCTGGATCAAACCCTACTTGCACCGCGTTTGGATCATTCATCATTTCTTGCGCTATGGCAAATGCCTCATCTGGTGTAGCTTGAACAAAACTACCATCTATTGTGGCAAATGGCCCTTTTTGAGCGCCAGCGGCTATCCTTGCCGCAACTCTTTCGTTGGCACTGAACTGTGCGTCTGTGATGATTGCCGTGCTTTCATGTGCAATCGTGCGGTTGTCTTGACCATGTATTGTTGGAATCCAAACTCCCTGACGAGTGTACGCAGGGATATCAAGACGCAACTTAACCCTTCTGCCATTTTCGATAAGATTGCCCTTGCCCAGCTTCTCCAGTTTTCTCTTATCTGAAGCCTCTAGTGCATTACGCATATCCTCCATATTTTCAGGGGCAGGCACAGTTTCATATGGGATAATTGGCTTAAACTCATTAACTAAGTCATCATATTGATCGTATGTAATTTCCCCCTCTAACAGCTTTTTCGCTGCGTCTGTTAATTTTGGTATTCTTTTTGTAACAGATCGGAAGTCTTGATTAATTCTTTCAATGTTGCCTAGGTCTGGGGCGATATAACCAGCCACTATTCCTGCTGTAGAATACTTGGCATTACTACTTGGAGCGGTGAACGGCCTTCTTTGCCTGCCGCCCACCTGCTTTGATTTGTCATCCGATTTTATGTTGTCGAAGATAGAGGCTGCGGAGTTGAAGCCCTCCTCATCATGCGCCTGACCAATAGCCTTGAAGAACCTCATAATTCTGTCGAATAGAGTTTTTGGCTTTCCAACAACCTTCAAGCGTCCATCTGCGTATGAGCGGAACATTTCAGATATGGCTTCTTCATCAACAAGATCCTGATATTCTTTTTCAGACATATTTGGATCTTTTGGATTAAGTTTTATCGCCCGGTCATGGTATGTGTATGCTCTTTTTACAGTTTCTCCACCCTTAATGGCGACATACTTTGTGTTTTGTGCAGCCTTTACCAAGGTTTTGTATTCTGCGTCAGTAAATAGACCTAAATCACGCAAGGCGTGAATTATCTCGTGATCCAGAACGCTTCTAAGAGAGTTGAAGAACTCCGCATCTGTCATCGTTGGGTCATATATTGACATAGCCAAAGAGATAGACTTCTTTGTTGGATCATAAACACCCTCGATATTAGGGTCTTTTAATCCAGCATCTCTCTCTATGTAGTCGGCAATATCAAGAGAAACGTCAGACAGCCCAAGACTCTTCAGGTAGCGCCTCAGCTTTGCCGCTATGGCTTTTCTTTTACGATTATACTCATCCCTATATTGAGCGGCTTCTGCCTCTCTAGCGGCCTTACTCGCTGTCTCAGCTTCTTCTCTTTCTGTTTTAGCTTTTTCTACTGCCTCTTGCTCTTTTAACCTAGCGTCAGCGGCATCTATTTCCGCTTCTGCCTCAGCAAGCAATCTTTTAGGCTCCGCAGCGTTAGCTTCTATTTCGTCTATTTGACTGTTTAGATTCTTGGCAGCTACCACATTGCCCTGCTCAAGGGCTTTGTCGCGAGCCTCAATGGCGGCCTTTTTAGGGGCTTCAATTTGTTCTATGGAACTTCTTGCTTTGTCCCTTTGCTGCTTTTGCCTGTACAAAGGATCAAGAGTTGGATCTGTTGATAGCTTATATCTTCCCCTGCCAGTGTGCTTAACAACACCGTCATTCTCTAGGTCTCTTAATATTTCATCTATTATTTCAGTAGAGTCTGTCTTTGCCGCTCGTTTAAGCTGGCCTTTATTAACCTTGCCACGCTTATCAAGTTCAGCCTTAACAAGGTCTTTTTGTTTTACTGTAAAGATAGGTGACTTTGGTTTTGGAGCTATACTAGGACGTTGGATGCGATCAAATTGTGCGGCGGCATCTTCTCCAAACACCTTAACTATTTCTTCTCTGGAAACATCGGCATCAGGCTTGATGCTTGTTCCCTCACGAGAGGCGAGAACTGCATTACGCTGTGTCTCTTCTAAAGATAATATAGGAATAGGAGAAAAGGGACGTTTAGCTTCTTTTGCTGCCTCTGCTAAGGCCAGAGTTTTTTGTTCTTTGGTGAGATTTGTGTCAGTGACCTCGGCTGTGGGCTGTGTCTCTTCAGGTGTGGCTTGAGCTTCTTCTGGCTCTGGCGGCATACGAATATCAAAACCAACCTTACCAGCTACAATTCTTTCTCCAGCCCTTTGCCCCTCCTCAATAGAATCTTCATCTAGTTGACGTTGAGCCTCAGCCGCCTCTTTCTTTCTTACATCCCCACCTAAAACGCCAGTGCCGCCTCTTACAGTTCCACCAACTATTCCAGCGGCTACAGCAACCTCAACATATTCATCTATAGCATCTTGACTGGTTATACTTTTACCAGCTTGCAATCTTTCAAGAAGCTGTTGACCAACCTCTGTTGGGACTTCTGCAAGAGAACCAGCCCCAATACCTTTTGCGGCACGACTAAATATACCCCCCATTTTAAGCGCTCTAGGATTTACAATTCTTCCTATCAGGAATCTGTCAGCGATAAAGTCAAGCGTTGCTTGGGGTATGGCTGTAAGGGCGGCAACGCCCTCATCGACCTGTATCGGACGACCAGCTTCTAGGTCTGCTTCTTTCTGAGCTTCTCGATTTCCTCCATAAAAGAAGGGAATATTTGCTGCCAGACCACCGACAACTGTGCCAACCGCAGTTCCTAAAACCGTGCCGACTCCGGGAACAACGCTACCAACAACAGCACCTGCCTTGCCACCAGCAGCACCGCCAAGTATGGTTGACCCAAACTGAGGGACTTGCTCGCCAAGTGTTTCTTTGAAAAATTGGAACCCAGTGCCGATGTCTTTTACATCATCAAGTCTGGTGGCTTTTGCTCCAGATTCCTGAAGCTGTTGTTTATTTGTTTCTATAATGCCAGAGCCGATGTCTTTTAACGCGGCTATGCCAGTAGTTTCTCCAACACCCTCAAGAGCGGAGCCATACATCATCTGTAGTGTGTCGATACCTGTGCCGACAGCACCAAAGAAGCCACGCTCTTCGTCTGCGTCTGTGCCTATTAATGGAGATTCATCGCCAACAAAGATATCGCCTTGCCCAGATATATACTGAGCGGCGTACTGCTTTTCATACTCTGTGGGCTGATCGCCTTGAATGCTAAAGCCGTAAGTTCTTCCAGACTGACCTTTTGGGTAATATTCACCCATGTCTCACCCCCTAAGAAGCTGCTTGTTGAGGGATTTTTACAAGGCCAAACCCGGCTCCACCAACTATACTGTCCACTATAGATTTGGCTCTAGCTCTTTCTGTGGGTGTGGCTAGGGGGTCTTTCATTATCTCTATTTGAGAATCGAGTATATCTTTTTGCTCTATCGCTGGCTTTTTGGCTTTTTGTAACTTAGACCTAGCATTGATCAAATCAATAACACCCTCTTGATAGCGAGACTCCGCCTCTTTCATAGCCCCAAGCCCAGAAAGGCCAGCCTCTCCCAAAGCACCTAGCAAGGTGGGTTCTTTAGATGACATAAGGGCAAGGCCAGCCTGAGCAAGTGACAGCCACTTGTCTTGGTCTCTGCTTTTCTTCATGTCCTCTTGTAGTTTCAATATTTCCCCCTCTAAAGTTAGGGGGGTTCCTGATGGGTCGCCTGAAGGAGTTTCCTTATCTTTGCTAGTTACAGCAGAATCATCCCCCCTAGGCACACTTGTTGTTAAATTATCAGAGACAGGCGGTGAGGCATCTCTTTGAGCCATAGCTTCGATTTCTTCAGGAGAAGGGCCGCCACCAGCTATCATGGCTTGTTCCCGCTTTATTCTTGCAGCTTCTGGCTGATTAGCAAATAAACGTGGATCTTCAGGTAAAGCTGTTAAGTCACCCGGAGGAAGATCTGCGCCTATTGTTTCGATTCCTGCCTCTTTTTTCTTAGTAATTTCACCAAGTCTCTTCATCCTCTCAAGGGCAGTCAATGCAGGAGAGCTTCTGCCAGAATCAACCTCTGGATCATCCTCCAGCATCAGTTGAGTGTTCCCAGTTGGGGTGAGTGTTGATGCTGCGGCTTCACTTATAGGATTAATAGCAGAAAGAGCTTTTGATAACATACTTGGCGAGTCGTCATCTAAAGACTCTGCTAATATAGCGCCTACCTCTGTAGGATCATCAGTGCCAGCGGCTCTGATTGCTCTGTCTATTTGTGCTTGACTGTATGGCTGTTGCCCCTGCTCAAATCCAACTATGGCAGGAATAATATCGGAGCCTCTGTCAGCAAGATTAATTTCAGCATCAGGGTCTATGCCTGTTTTATCTGCAAGAAAATCTATGTAGTTGCCAGTTGGATTGTTGTCTGATGGCGGTGCATATCTGTTGGCAAGCCCTCTGAGGGTGTTGACCCCATACTTATCTCCATAGGTCATCAGCAGTCGCTGTATTGCTCTCAAACCCTCGTCATCTGAACCAAATGTGGCATAGCCGCCATCATCGCCAGACTCACCTATAAAGCCAGCGCCGGGTCTTATGTTGCCGGGATTTCTTTGACGTAGACCTAGAGGCATTCCGTTCTGGGCCTTTATTACACCTCCATACGACATCGAACTCGCCATACGCTTTTGTATCTTGGGCAATTTGGGCTTTGTTTTTTCAATTTCCCTGTCCAACGAATCCATTGCATAATCAAAATGTTCATCAAGGGTCATGCCCTCAGTTTCAGCTTGCTCCCGCATAAATTGTTCATATTCCTCATCGGTCATGTTTCCTTCTGAATGACGTATAGTTATTCGTCCACCATTAGAAAAGCCTAATGCGTCTTTGATGGACTCTACAATGCTACCCTTTTGACCAAAGCCTATCTGACTAGCAAGGGAATCTCCGTCACCATCTCTATCTTGTTTTGTGCCTAGAAATGTATTTCCCTGAAACAGACCTATCTTGCCGTTCTTCATGCGTCTTTCTTCTATTCTTTGCCCTGTAGAGCCGCCAGAAGCCATAGCCATAATCCCATCCTGTGGCATTGGTGTTGGCTGAGGCATTTGTGATTTCATCGGCCGAGACATAACAGAGCCTATGCCGCCTTCTGCCATAGCAGCTTTTGGTGCCATAGCTTCAGACATACCCATGATTCCTTGTGCAGGCACACCAGCAGAAGCCACAGCTTCTTGAGCAACAGTTGGTTCATCTGCTGCTTTACGCATATTGAAATTGTCGCGCATACGTTTGCGGCGTGTGATCTCACTTAAAACCAAAAACTGAGGCGCATTGCCTGAAGGCCTCTGCATTTCATTAATAAGTTGATTTTCAGAGAAGTTCTTTAGGTTGTCCTGAATGTCTATAATATTCATTATCCCATAAGCCCTTTATAAAGGCTCAGACCAGCTATGCCAGTTCCAAGCGCCTGCTGTATTGGATTATAAGCCTGAAATTTCTGTGACTCTGTAGATGGCGCTACAGGGACACCCCTAAGAATAGATGAGTAGAACTGTAGCTGTTCTCTTGGATAGTCTCTTTGGCGGACAAAGTCTTCATAAGCTGTGTCAAGCCCGGCCTGCTCTCTAGCCATTTGAGCTTTGCCTATACCCTCAAGTAACTGAGCAGCCTCGACATCGCCAGCCCTAGCCGCCTTACCAAGCTCTGCCAGTTGAGCGGCTTGTTGACCGCCAAGCTCTGCCGCACCAAGCCCAAGTTTTTCTGCCGCCTGTCTCTCTGATGCCTGCGCCTGCTCAACACCAATTCTCGCAGCCCTGTCTCTCTCGAACTGACTTTGAGCCTGTTCAAATGCTTGTTGGGAGCCTGTGGCCTGTATGTTTGCGAGATTCCTAGCAAGTGCTTCCTGCGCCATTGCGTCTTGCACTGCTTGGCGCGAACCACCAAACGCTCCGGCTTGCACTGCGGTTGCGTCTCTGGCTGCTTGTTGTCTTTGATCCTCAAGTATTGCTTGCTGTTTCTGGACATCTACCACGCTTTGCATATATGGATCCATATACTTCTGAGCCATTGCAGAGTCGAACTCACCAGCAGCACCAAACTGAGTTGGCGTGAACTGACTGCCCTGCTGCGCTCTTGCTATATTTGCTGCTGTTGCCAGTTGAGCTGCTGGAAGACCCTGTATGCCCTGCCCAGCAGTTTGCCTGACCTGCGCCTCTGACGCAAGAACATCTGCACCCGGAGTTGCTATTCTTTGACCAGTAAATGGGCTATAAGCGGCCTTAGACTCAGCTTCCGTTCTGTCCAATAGACGTTCAAAGTCACCCTGCACATAGGCTGGCAAGTTTGATTGCTGAACTGTTTGTGTTGTCGGTTGTGGTGAACCGCCGCCGCCTTTACCCATTTTCTAACTCCATCCTATAAGCAATATATTCTGGCTCCCACCCATACTTACCTAACCATCTCCCCCAAGCCTTACGACCATAACCCTCTAGGTGAGTGCATTTATTATCTTTGGCAAAACTCTCCATAGTTTTTTGAGCCATTGGAAGCCACTCACCCATCCTAGAGCCTCCAAGCCAATCCATAGCCATCGCCTTTTTTCCGGGATAATTAATAACCCTTGTAGTGATGGCCGCTACAACCTTTTCTTCTTCCATAATCACCCAAAGAACATATAGACCTGATTGTATTCCATGATAAAGGTCATCTATGTGATATTTGCCTCCGGATGTTTCAACTGATTTTTGCATTACCCTGCTGACACCGTCCCAGACAACGCCAACAGCCTCCTTGGGAACTGCTGATATAATCATACTGGTAGCATATCTCCTTGTGGCACTTGCTTAGGCTGCTCCTCTTTTCCAGTTCTGAGCTTTCTAACCCTGTCCATCATTTCATAAAGAGCCTCAGAGCCAGCGTCAGTAGAACCGTTGCCAAGACCACTGACCACATCAGCAGGCACAATAAACTCACCATCTGAAAGAACAACATCTTGATCACCTTCTAATGTTGCTGGGATCATGTCATCCATACCATCTCCGATGCCCGACACCATGCCCTCTTCAACCATAGCGTTTGCTTGGAACTCTCCACGCTGCACACGGTCTACAAGGTCTCTCAAGGCTTCTTCGCCATATCGAGCGACAAATGCGCCAAGGGCCACTTCTGGAGATGGTGACTTACCTTCGATTGCATCTACAGCACCACTAATAAGCTCCTTATCATTCGGAACCATGCCACCCTCTTGATAATTTAGAGATGCTATACCGCCTGACTTCAGGCTTGTTAAAGATGAATCAAAGTACTCAAACTCTGGGTCAATTCCCGGCCTGTAATCTTTTCCGGGGTCTTTGGGATCATAAACCGCAGCCTCTGACTCAGGTCTCATTTCACCTTTTGGCATAGCCATACCATCTAGCCCTTGAGGTGCCAGAAGGTTTGTAGAACCCAAGGCAGTCGTTCCTAAAGCTCCAAGAACCTTTGGATCTTTGAAAGTGCTACTCATGGGAGTAACACCGAATGATGTTGGAGTTCCGGCGGCAGTTGCTGCATCAAGACCTGCTGTTGCACCCATCCCTGCCTGAGCGGCCTGCCCAGTTTGCAGACCCGGTATTGGAACTTGATCAGCCGGAGCGACTCCCCCTGCGCCAACGGCAGCATCTGCACCACTACCCATCAAAGAACCAAGAGCCTTACCACCAAGATATGATGTGAGTCCTGTCTGGATGCCCTTGCCCAGATCTCCAGTCTCAAGATAAGAGCCAAGGCCTGAGCCAATAGCGCCAGCACCTAAAGCACCCAGCCCCCCTAATAATCCAGCGCCACCTAGGGCAGAGCCGCCTAATCCTAATAATAGTGGTAACGCCATCTTATGCTCCTATATGGCTGCGTATTCTGATTTTGCGTCAAATGACGGACAGGCTTTTTCCGAAAAATCACAGTGACCGTATATCTCTGCGTCTTCGTATCTATCAAGAATGTCTGACAATAGCTTTGCTAGTGTCTTTTTCTGCTCTTCCGTGCGTGTGTCTTTAGGATCTCCGTCAGAGTCAGCACCACCAACATAGCATACCCCGATGCTAGTAGAGTTATGCCCTCTGCAATGAGCGCCACTGATCTCTTCAGGACGACCAGCATGAAGCGAACCGTCCAGCTCAACCACCCAATGATATCCGATATCACTCCAGCCACGCTCTTCAGTGTGCCACCTCTTGATTTCAGCAGTCTTTACATCACGCCCCTCCGGGGTATCGGCGCAATGAACAATAACTTTTGTAATCTCCCTCATCTTACTCACCATACTCTTCTATTAAGTTGTTAATTGGTATCCACGTTCTTTGGTCTATTCTACCATCTTTTATTAGAATATCGTAGACCCCATATGACCATCCTGTAAGACTATGTTTAGCATACTCTTCAACATGGCCCTGCGGCAAACTGCAACCCAAATTAATTACAGTAAGAAACTGCCCACCCATCTTTGGAAATGCCTTGTCAAGTCTTTTGTGGGTATGACCAAACACCACATCGTGTAACGCATCTCTTGCTATTTGATTTTCACAGTGCATACCTCCGTATGCCTTGCCCATTCCGTTTATTGGGGCGTGAGTAAAGCCCACATCCCCTATAAAATAAAACTCCTTATAAGGAGAATAAGTCCATCCGTAATCATCCATAGTGGCAAACAATATCTTATCGAGCATGTCTACTATTTCTGGGTTCTTATTGGTATAAGACCATATTCTATCTTCGTGGTTTCCCAGAGTAACATGTCTGGGTATATCGTATCCACCTAAACCTTTGTGAAAAGCCCTTATCGACTCTTGAAAACTTTGCATATCATCTTTAAATGACGGTTTTTTTTGTCCTTTTATAGTGTCATTTTTATCAAAACTGTTTAGTGAGTCGCAGGTAGCAAAGTCGCCTATTTGTATTATTTGATCTACTTGATTTATTTTTGCGTAGTTTCCCATCGCAAAAAATCTATTTTTATCTGAAAGAGAAGGGCTGTCGTGACAGTCCCCTATCGCCAAAACTCTTTTGTTTTCGTTTGGTTTTGACTTTCTTTGTTGTATTCTAAATCTAGGCTGCAAAATAACGGTGGTTTGATCTACAACTTTAGCCGCTGTGGCTGCTTGCTCAGTCACAATCCCCATCTCCCTAGCTTTTCTTAGGCGCGAAGTAAATGTTGAATAATTTACTCTGGCCTGTTCAGCAGCCCTTTTTACATTTTTACCGTTTTCCATAAAAAAACGAGCTGTTTCTTCATATATTTTTCTAGGCAATGTTGGTTGGGCCAAAGGACAATCCTCTTAAAAAGTTATCGGTAACTTTTTACTCGAAAGATTGTATCAGTTAAGTCTTTATTTTGTAAGCCCTTTCACTTTTTTCCAAAGAATTTAGTCGCTGCTCGCGTACCAAAGCTGGCAGCTACGATTGTTCCCAATGTATATTGGTAGTATGTTGGCATGGTTTCCAATGCCGCAAATCCATCAAACACTATTTGCCTGCCCCAATCACCACAGAATGATAGTATTAGAGGGATTGAGAAAATTATAGTAAGCCACTCATCTTTCCAGCTATGGGCAGAAGCATCAGCCATCTTCAAATCCCAGTCAATTTCGCCCGTTGCTTTTTTCTGCATAACCACAGCTTCAGCCTGAGCCTGAGCCACCCTAGATGCAGTCTCTGCTTTTTTTGTCTCAACCTTGCCTTCAAGCCAAGTTCCTAAAAGAGACCCTATTGGGCCTATAAAAGCCTGTATCATAGCTGTGTACCTTTTAATTTTACGCATTTAAAACGCTTAGGCATCATCGTGCCTTTGTGTACCATTCCTATGTCGTTAGCCATTTCATAAGCTCTTTTTTGACATATTTCGTAGTTTTCATATGGGCCTCTTCTGTCGTGATACTCCCAACACACGTTAGGATTCGCAACAAGACACGCTAATACCACAGCCTTAAACATCACATACACAAGTCCTCGTACTTTGTTGTGTGCTGCCTGTGTTCTGACATGTCACCAGTTTTACAACTTAAAAATCTAATTAACCAAGTAATCATTTTTTATTCATCCACGCTGTTGTTCCCATATACGCACCGACAATTCCCGCTCCACTAAGAAATATCAAATCGGTGACGGCACCTAAACCCTCTAGCTTTTCCGGTGAACACCAAGGTGATGCTAGAAATACAGCATAACACCCCATAAACAACAGGGTAAACCTCGCCATTCTTAACTGAGCTAGATTTTTTCTTAATTCAGTCTCTGTTTTTTTTATTTCCTTGATGTGAGAAAGCTCCTCGTCTGTTACGATACCGTCCCCGTCTTCATCGTAATCATCATACGCAGAATCTGTTTGTAATTTTTTCTGAGTCATAAAGTTACCTATAACTTTTAAGATACAGAAACAGTAACAGTGCCTAACGAAGTGGTTGCTAATACTGTACCTGAGTGTATTTCGGTTTTGCCGACAATCTTTAGAAAGCCTCCATCAGCTATATATATGTCTCCTTGAGACAGAAGATTATTATTTCCGTCCGTTGGTATTTCCTGAAGGTTTAGCTGAGGGTTTTGTGCCTGCCTTAAAAATATTTCTAAGGCCCGCACCAAATCGCTAATGTATTTTTCATTTATTTCTTTAGGGGCTGTTGGCAGCCTTGGAAACGGTGTTACATTTGTAGCCATTACCGCCTCCCGTCAGGCCGCACATCCACTCTAGGGCTTCCCAGCCTCCATCTAACGCCGAGCGTGTTGCAGTCTATCTTAATAGAGTAAGCCCTGCCCCTTAGCCTTACATCTGCCTTATTTGTGTATTGCTCAAAAGGAACGGTTGTGGATGTTGCTGTTCTGTCTATCTGACTAATCTCTGATTGCAAGAAGTTACCGCCGGGAAAGTTGTTTGCCTGCAACGTGACATTTACCTTTGGATCAGCGTTTGTTGAGCCGTTAAAGGTAAGGTCAGGTATTACCCTAGTTATAAAAGAAAACTTGTCACCCTCTCCCATATCCATAGGGCTTGACTCAATAGAAGACACCATTACAGAGCCATCATCACTATATCCGCTCTCATGGTTAAATAGATAATTACCTTCAGCGCCTATCGGGAAGTCCCTTATACCCTTGTCCAAAAATGCTGATCTACCAAGATTTCCATAGTACCAAGTGTTTTCAGCATAATTAAATATAACGTATCTATTGTTTTCGCCTGTGCCGCCATTAGCAATGGCGTTCCCATCAGAACAGTAAAACCATACGATCTCACTAAACTGAGAGTTTACGGCAGCGTACACTTTATCTGCCTGATCAAAGTCAAAATCAAAGAACACTCTTTCCTTGACAGAGCATGGAAGTTGTTTTGTCTTACCATCATAAACATAGAAGTTTTGCCTACCCATCCAATAAACAGAGTCCTCTACGGCTATTGCTGCGTTTGGCCCCATTATGGTGGTATTGGAGGCTATTGGCTGTATGCCAAATGTAAACGGCGCTCCAATAAACTGCATAGAATGCACAGAGCTATCAGTTATAATGATAATCTCTCTTTTGGTTTCTATGGCTTTTACAAACTTAGACCCGGAACCTATACGAAGATCTCCGGCAGTGTTTGTTGATGTGGGATTCCAATCTAAAAATGACTCTTGATCGGAAAATCTTATAAGCAAAGGATCTTGATCCGTTCCACCCAAGGGATTAGCGCCAAAAGCTATGACATGCCTATCTACATCGGACACCATTACTTGTTTAGCTATGATTGGACACTCGTTGGCACCTGCTATTGATGATATTTCTACAGCCCTTGTTGTAAGTCCGTTAGTCTTGTCCCAATGATATATAGAGCTGTCTCTAGGATTTATAAGCAGATCCTCTCCAAAGTTGTCCTGACTCCAAACCCGAAGAGATGTTACCACGCTGATTGTTGTGCCTGATCCCCAAGTGCCTCTACCCCAAGTTCCAGCTCCCCATCCGTTTCCGCCAACACCTGTGTTTAGTCCGGCGTTTATCTGGTAAACGCCATCAACAGCAGCGCCGCCATTGCCGCTATCGCTTGCATTAGCTATTACGGTGGTGCCGCCTGTGTCTTTTGCTATAAAGGTATAGGTGTTTACTGTTGGCACGGATGCTATTTCATACTCTTGGTTTAGAACCGCCGCCGTTACCAACCCGCCCAAACTAACGGCATCAGAAAAGGTAACAAAGTCACCTACAGATGCGCCGTGTCCGTTATCAGTCGCTGTAATTGTTGATGAACCATCTGTCGCAGAGAATGTTACACCGTTTGTTGTTGTTTTTCTAATTGGTGTAATATCGTAAAAAGCCTGACCCTGTTCTATATAGTATTTGGATTCTGTCCCCACACCCAATAAATCAGAACCATCTAAAGCAACCCAGTTAAATAAGCCTCTGGCTGTGCCTATATATGTATTTTGGGAATACTTTTCCCAGCCGCCTATCACCTCTGGATAGCCCTGCCTGAACCTGACTAAATCACAGTCTACCCATCCGCCCTCATTAGAGTAAGATGTGATATCCCTGTTTATTCCGGGGGTAAATTGCAGTTTGCTTAAAGCCACAGATATTCCCCTTATATTTCATCAGGCCAATCATTTATTTTTGCAACAGCGGTGACATTATCATCGCTATCTCTTGTGTCCTCAAATAAAGCCATAAAAGCCGCTAAATCTGATGCGCCATTCAAAGCCGTCTCTATCTCTCCGCATTTGGTACGGACGGCATCCCTGTATGTTGTCACTGAACTCGGTATGGCGGTGGACTTTTCTGCT